ATCGACTTTGCCTCTCACGGTCATTAGACAGATACGCAGCAAGCTGCCTCTGTTTATATGAATAGCGCTCGCGCCCGCGCTTATCCGTGAACTCCCCCACAATGGGGAGACCCAGACCACCTAGGTGCCTGGGTAGGAAAAATGACATACCTGGAGGTAAAAACTTTTCCAAGGTAGGTTTCCAAGATTTGATGAATCTCTTCAAGAGACTCTTCTGGAGCACAGGATCGTGCCCCAAAATGAGATCATCAGCCAACGACCCAATAGTGGGGGATCGTGGATCAAGGGAACTTGTCAAAGCCTCTTTCATATCGCGAAGTGGTGTTCCATTCTCATTACGACAATTGAGGATCCCATAATTTATATAGGGAATCAATTCGAAGTGTCTCTGACTTTTGTGTACGAGATCAGGGACGGCAATGTGCATAGTAGAATTAAGCACAATGAACTCTTTAGAAGTAAAGTTCTTGCCAAGAGAAGGAGACAGACCACCTGCAGAGGTGAACCTCTTCCAGAGATCATAACCGGATTTAGTAGTAACAAATCCGATATCATCTCCATTAATCAAAATGCCCGATTTCGACAATGGGATGGTCTTCTGGTAGGTTTCCTCCTGAGCCCCACGTGTCAACGCTAGGTTGGCAACGCAGAGGATAGGAAAGGACGTCGGTGAGCCCATGAGCTGGCCCCAGACCTGTTTGCGAAGACAGGACGGGAGTTCCATATCCGGATTATCCAACAGATGCTTAAGAATAGTATCGGGCATCTTCTTTCGAGGGTCACCCTTCGGAAAGTAGGAGTTTTCGGGGAATTCGAGATCAAACTCATCCTCATCTATTATTCGATGTCCCACAAGGGTGCGGACAAAGAGTTCCTCCCAGTCTGAATGCCATCCGGCATTTTGTGCAATGCGACGGGCAATGCACTCAGAAAGCTGAGGATCTAAGTTGTCTGTGGCAGCGGTATAATCGCCACTCACATAAAATTCATCCACTCCGGGGACCAAGAGAACTTCATTAAGAATATGAGGGTCTAGAGGTCTTCCGATGAGTTGGCAAGAAGTATTCTTCCTCAGATGAGAATGAATAGACTTCTGAATCCACTTAGAGAGATAATAGGTACCTTCAGGACCTCCAGTGATCACCCTAACCTTAAAAGGTTCAGAGAGACCGACTGGTCGGACTACCATATGTACTTCGGTAGGCCTGGAGCGGAGTGTTTTTGCCGCCAGGAGAAGGAGAGAAGGGTCAAAATCAGGAAGATGGATAGTGGTACGATGACCAATACACTCATACTCAGACTCTCGTTTAGTAGGGAGAGGAGGAATGTACTGGGAGGTACCCGGTAAACATCTATGAAAGATCATGGGATGGTCCATAACACTTACAACATCACCCATTGCCCCCATACGCTTTCGACCGGCCAAGAAATGGCCTGCGATGGAGGGGACAAACATGGGTTGGTTGCCTTTATACCAACCAGGAGGGTAGAGCTCATCAGTGGTGCGAATACAGTGTGGAATTAATACTGTATCAACACAGACATGATGAGTCTGCTCAGTGGAAAGAGCCTTGACTGTCTTGGCCACAGATGTGGTTATGACAGTAGGGTCCATGATTGGCATTCCTTTCTTCAGTTGGGTCATACAATGACCGAAAGCATAGGCCGTGCGGCGGAGGTGAGGGGTGTCTAGGGTTGAACCATGACACAATCGTCTCATCCACTCGCCCACAGGCCCACCTACGATGACGTGAGGGTGATCATCTTTGTGGAGAAAACTGGGAGAAGGAGGGAACTCAGTCTGTGCAAGAGCCTTACAGGCAACATAAGCAAATTTATATTTCAAATATGCCTCGCCAAGGTAAAGGATGTTTAGACAGGTGAGTGTGGTAAGGAATGTGGTAATGTGATTTGGTGACAGGACGGAGTCACAACCATAATCGGAAAAACACTGGAGGATAGTAACCAGTTGATCCACGGATTTAGGAAGGACTTCCAAGATTTTCTTTGCACTGATCGATGCTCCATGAGTAAGTAACTTCTCATAAATAGCAGTGTGCAACAGAAACCGGGCAGGACAGACTTCGTTATTACAGTCTTTCATCCCGCACGTAGACGTCTCCGGGGGGCAACCCCCACGGACCTCTCGTACTAGCCAGAGGAGATGAGTTTGAACCGATAAACCAAGGTCATGCTCCC